CTTATAGGCTTTCTTGCTAATGGTACTGTTAGCTTTGGATCTGCTCGTACCTGCCTTCTTACGTTTGTTAATGTTTGCATATAGTCCTGGTTTAGCCATTAGATACTCCTTTATTATTTACCCAATACTTTTTTGGTTTTCTCTGCTTGTCGTCTTGCCACCCTACGTCTGGTTAAGTCTCTGCGCTGGGATGGGAACAAGGTCTTAACATCACCGCCAAACAAAGTCTTTTGTGATGCAGTCCTTCTAAACTCTTTGGCATCGGCTTGGGCTTTGGCTGCATCTGCCTTCCCAAACGAGGATGACTTGTAGGTCGGATCTTGTGCTACTGGCAAGAGAGTGCCTGTATAAGCGTTGCCTGTCTTTTGTCTAAAGATGTCAGCCGCTTCTCTGGTTACGCCTTTATCGTAGTCTTGCAGCCTTGCACCTGGAGGTACTTGCAATCTGCGTTGAAAGATTATTCTATTGGCAGGATTAGGTACTCTTTTAAAGTACTTAAAGAACGGATCCTGCATCTGCTTTCTTAAATGTTCTGCTCCAATCATTTCTTCACTATAGCTAAAAAAAAATATTTTTCAAGACCGAGTTCTCAGAAAAAATAATGCGTGTAGACTACCTCTTATAGTAGGTTAAGGTCAGTTTTTTAAAGGCCTCGCTCTACGATAGGTCTATATGTACTTTAAAATCTCCTACAATCTGGTGTTGATGTTTGTCTGGTGCTTTGAATCCCGCTCGGTCAAGTATATCCTTCGCTGATTCCATTTGAACATACTCTGACTTAGCGTTCTGGGTGAGGCTTAATAGTTTATGCTGAGCCTTGAGTGCACTGATACCGAAAGACTCCTGTATCTGTTGATACATATACTCAGCTACGTGAGGTTTCTTTAGAGTTGCGTAGCCTTGTGTACTAGGAGTCTTTCCCTTGAATCCTGCGACCTTTGAGGCCTCACCAACAGAACACCCTGTCGATACTAATGTGTCTACGAGTGCCTTTTGCCTACTGTTCAGCGAAGGTTGTTTCTTTGGTAATATAGCATTGACATTCATTAGTTTAGCCATTGATACTCCTAGTTAAAATGTATTTCGGTTGTTGTCGTTCTTCGATAGTAACTACTGCCGTTCTACCTGTCAAGCCACCCAACGTAACTTGTTGATTCTATTACAACCGAAATGCTCTAACTGAGTTTGCTTTATTTAATGAATAAAAAAGGACTGCGTGAGAGTTAGTTTTGAGTTACGATAAAACCGTACCCACGTTTTTGTTCTTCGCTGGTTGTATTACTTCTTTGTATCCAACTAAACTCATAATCAACCTTCCATTGAGTCAGCAATTTAAAGCTCAAAATACATTGTGCCATCGAACAGGGTTTTTTGTCGCATAGCGACACCCTTTGAAAAGAATAGCAACACGATAAGGCGTGTGTTCCCCTACGGTGCTATTCTTTTCATCGATGGCAAATATATTTCGTTCTTTAAATCACGACCAATGGAGGTCATTATGAGCAAGTTAGATAACAAAAAAGCAGTACAAACCGAAGATCAAAAAGCGTGGAGTAGGATTTTATCGAAACATCAAAACTATGGTGAAAGTGATTTTGATGCATTAAGTTATAAAGCAAACCAAGAAGTTAAGGCTTATTTCGAGGCTATCGAATTACTTAACTTTCGTAACAAGACATTGATTCAAACAAGGTTGGATACTTTAGCCTTAGATACTTACAAGAAACCATACAAAGATGTATCGTTAGAAGAACAAACATCTCAAATGGATGACTTAACTTCTCAACTTAGTAACATTGAGATTATACAGGCTGACTATCGAGCAACTATCGATACTATTTGTTCTTTACCTGAAGTAGATACTTCAAAGATAAAAATGAAACCTGACTTATCTTGGATTTATAAAGTTAAATTAGAATCTAAGAAAGATAATAGAAAAACTCCTAGCATAGTTTCAATGCAAGGATAACATATATAAGAGTTACCTGCTCTCTTGGTCAAAAGCAGGACTTATTTCTAGGACAGAATACAAAAGAACATAGGAAGTTCTTAGGATTCCATCATATATATAGCTTATATATTGCTAGGAACATCCTAGTATTCTGTCTCAGAAATAACAAGTCAAAACCAAGATTAATTAATATGGTATACGAACAAGAGTTGTATTCTTAGAACAGATGGTATACACTTATTAGAACAGTTTCATTAGGAAGAAAGAGAGTTAGCTTTCTCTCTGTAGTCAAACACTAGGTTCAAATCCTAAGGGGTAACTAACCTAAGTTAAAACAGCTCTATTGAGTCTGGGCTACGTAGTCAAATGATATTATTAGGTCTAAGGCTATTAAAAAAAAAGCACGAATTACTGAGCGTGGGTTTGAATCCCACTAGGTATAGGTACTACACATCAGATGGTGAGTCTTGCAGTTAGCCATATTGATATGAATGTAGTACCGCCCTTATAGACTTATGGTCAGAAGCCTTAACAGGACAATGGATATTAAGCTATAAGGTATAGATACATAGGTGATGGATAGCTGTTGTCGCTACACGAAACTTATGTTTGGGATAGTGGATTGGTATACAGGTTAAGGATTGCAACGCCAATCCATTATTTTATTTAACAAATAGTATGGTACTAACCAAACTAAAACCTCGCAATAGGTTGTCCTTCGTGAGATTAAATTCTGAGAAGGTTAAGGGGGAAGGGTTAGCTAAGCTGAATTTCCCAGACAGAGGCCATACTATTTTTTTTAAAGAGATTAGAATTACTAAGCAAGGTTTGATTCCTGCTAAGTATAGGCACATAAACAGTTTGCACCGGTAGCCTTACCAGAGAAATCCTGTTTATGTACCGACCTCACTACGAGGTTGTGTGTGTGCATAGCCTAGCGCGTGGCTAATGTAACAGCAGTCCAGGACTTGCGTGTACACACATTTTTTTTAATCACAACTTGGAGAAACATTATGGTATTAGGTGTATTGTTAGTCGCACATTATTTTGTGTGGGTTCCTGCTATTGTCCAGGCTATTCACTAGTTATGGAAGGTATGGGACAAATATTATTATTGATAGCATTAGTAATTCTATTTGCTGTCGCAGTCAAATCATAAACAGAGAGGTGTAGTCATGAAGTTAATCACACAAGAAATAGAGCGTAAGCTCAAAGCTAATCAAGCAATGATGGATGAGGCAGATGAGAAAGGTATGGTTCTTTTCTATTGCTGATCGTCAAGCAGTTGTCAAGTTATTCAATCCAGTTGGTGAAGGTACTTGGTTCTTATTTAGTATGGATGACAATGGTAGAGCATTTGGTTGGGCTCATATATCTGATGGCGAGTATGGATATGTAGATGTCAATGAGTTACAACAGATAGATGTAGGTTTTCATCTTGGTATAGAAAGAGATAAACATTTTACAGGTGATACATTCAACAACATAGCAAACGTATGGAGTTAATATGAGTAAAGTAATAAGTAATAAACCAGACAAGCTAGTGAGCTTGAGGAGTATAACAATGGGTAGAGGTACACCAGAGCAAGACTTAGATACACATATGGATAACATAGATCAGCAGGAAGCAGAACTTAATCAAGAAAAGCAAGAAGCAGAAGATACAGCTTGGGGTATACACGAGTTTATAGATTCAGCATCCAAACTATTATCTGCTGATTGTTGTATGGATATGGAAGTAACGCATCAAGTAACAGATCATATACTTAGGATTGATATCAATATGACGGAGGTAGAGTCAGAAGTATTGACAGATTATATTAATCAATATGGCAGTAAGTTTGTAAGAATAAAAGTTTTAGACGAGGATTAAATTGATGGAAGCATGGCAACGAAGATATAAAGATAAGAAGCAAGAAGCCTATTATAAATATCGTGATAGGTTAATGAGAACAACCAAGCCTAGTTATGTAAGGGCTTCAACATACAAGAATGTTATACACGAAACTGCTATGCGAATGGCACACAAGTATATGACATCACTACGAACAGGAGAACGCAATGTCTGAATTATGTTTAACAATGGAAGAACAAGTCTGGTTAGTACAGCTTATCAGTACCAACACAGAGACTGCTGCAAAGTTTATGGAAAATTTAAATGAAAGCAATGTAACGGAGTACGACCAAGAGTACATCAGACTGATGACTAAGTGCTATGAATCCTCAAAAAAATTAGGAGGATTGATAGTTAAAATTAAACACAACATAGAGGTAAACTACGATGACAGAAGTAATAGCTAAACCATTTGAAGATAGACCTGACTATTGGGAAGGTAGACACATGGAAGTTGAGCGCACAATTCGAAGCATGATAGAACTAAATTGTTTAGGTACAAATTTATGCAAGACGCTTAGCGATGATAGTTCTTTGCGTGAAGATTATGTTAACGCAGTAACCAAAAAAATTCTTATGCATGAGTGGGAACAATATGCTAAATGATTTTTGTAAAGGGTTAAAATTTATTTTAACGTGGGTGGTTGTGCCAATCATTAGTATGTTAGTAATAGTAGGTTTGCTAGATATACTAATTGAATTTCTGTTTTGGCAAGGCTATGAATAATTAACTATGAGGATATTGAAATGGAAATAAAAGCAAATGATGTAGAAAATTTGTTAGATCATATAGATATACTAGAAAAAGATAAAGTTAAATACAAAAAATTATGGTTGGAAGAAAAGTTAGTTACTGATTTTTGTATTGATTACGCTATTACACAAAAGAAATTACATCGACACAATCATAATCATTGTGTAACCAAAGTTATTGATACCATACCAAATGAAAATTTGTTAGATGTATCTAGTGCTTTTCAAACAAGATTAAAAGAAAAGTTAAAAGATAAACCTGGTTTGTTCGATGATATTATGAACAGTATGAATCACGAAGCATTTGTAAAAGGATAGGAGGTAGTATGAAAGGTACAGGTCCAATACGTAAAGTAAATAAGTATGAGTTGGTAAAAAAACATTTACTAAAGCGTAAGAAGATTACTAGTTGGGAAGCGATAGAAAAATTTAGAGCAACCAGATTGTCAGATATTATCTGGAAGTTACGAGGTAGAGGTTACTCTATTGCTAGTGAATGGGTAACTAACAAAGATGGTATGAGATATACTGTCTATCATTACTGGGGAGTTAGAGATGACTGAAGAAGAAAGGTTAGAAGAAGATGCAAAGCAGATAAAGCAGATGTTGGAAGATGCTTTGTATGATGAAGAAAAAGAAAGACGAGCAGGAATTATAAAAATAGTTTATGACTCTTGGGCGTTTGAGGAGAAAGAAAAAGATGAAAGATAATATAGGTTGGTACATTACTTTTGTAATGCTAGGTATTGCTTGGTATTTTATTATAACAATATGACATACAAGGAATTGGTATACGCTCTTATAGCCAAGAGAAAAAAATATAGAGTAGATACAATGGCAGTATCACAAATGATTGGTGTAGCTGACAGTTCAGTAGGTGATTGGGAACGGATGAAGAAGTGTCCCAATGGTATGAACTTATTAGCGTGGGCCAATGCATTAGAGGTAGACATTGTAATGAAGGATTATGAAACCGAATGTCCAGTAGACTTTGAAGCATCAGATGATGTTATAGCCTGGACTCAACAACAGGATATAGATTATGAAAGAGAAAGAGATAAGTTCATCGACTACTATACAGCCAAAGGTCGAACAGCAAACAACTGGGAAAGCATGTTTAAACTTTGGGTTCGAAGGTCAGTCGATTTTAGAGCAGAGTCAGATCGAACACGTGCAACATATGATAAGACTTCGCCCACCTTTGTTCGAGACAGACGTAAGCGAATCCTTGATATGTCAAATGTATCGAGTAAATTTCTTGAAAGAAAAAGTAAAGACAAGTGAGTTTACTGTAGCTGTAGCCAAGTGTGAAGCATTACTAAAACCTTGTGGAGTAGAAGATGTCCAGGTTATGTTAGAAACTATATGCTCTACCTTTAGTTGTTCAGCACCTAATGAGCTAGGACTCAAAACATATTGGGAGTTACTCAAGAAATATCCTGCTGGATTATTTCCTTATGTAACCTTGCATATATGTGCTACCTACAAGTATCCTAGATTGCCATTGCCAATAGACTTTGTATCTTATCTTGATGATGAATATCTAAAGGCTTTTAACTTTCTTGAAAACCTTAGAAATGCTGGAGCGTGGGCTTTACAATTAGAACAAACACAGGGTAAAATATAGAACATGAGTGTAGTCAAATATATAGATATAGACCGACATAAAGGTTTGGGTGGATCAGATTCACATGTGCTTATGGGTACAAATGTTACACCTATCCTTGAGTTGTGGGAACTTAAAACATTGCGTGTGCCTGGACCAGACTTGTCTAATGTATTGCCAGTACAAATAGGTACATTGACTGAGGAGTTTAATCTCAAATGGTTTACTAAACAAACTGGTATACATAGTGAACCGTATCCAAAAGAATATATTAAAGAAGATTTTAGAATGGCACACTTTGATGGCTGGTGTCCAGAAGAACAAGCTATCATAGAGTGTAAGCACACTAACCATTACAATAAGTTAGAGTATGTAAAGGCTAGATACTATGCACAGATCCAACATTACTTGATGTTAGCACAGCTTGATGTGTGCTATCTATCAGTCTTGTTTGGTAATGCAAGATGGGAGTATTGTGCTATCCCATCACATAAAGAGTACCAAGATATCCTGAGTTACAGGCAAGATAAGTTTTGGGATATGGTGGTAAATGATAAAGAGCCAACAGCAGATAATACTGCATGGAGATTATATGAGTAAGATGAATATACCTGACGAAGCCGTCAAAATATTTAAAGAGTTAAAGATAAATGGTAGTGAAGCCACATGGGATTGTCATGGCACACCTGTTGTATTGCATAAGTATATAGAAATCATAGGCGCTAAACTTAATGTAAGTATAGATAGCCTGGATGTTATAGAAGCTAATGCTAAAGATGGGATAGTCAGTATGAAATGTGTAGCCTCTATTAAAGATAGACAAGTTATATCCTATGGCGAGTGTAGTCCTAAGAATAACAAGAACGCCTATCCATATGCAATGGCAGAGAAGAGAGCAGTAGATAGATGTATCTTGAAACTTGCTAACTTACATGGCTTTGTTTATTCAGAGAATGAGATAGATGATAAAGCACCATCAAGTAAACCTAAGATAGCAGAGAAAAAAGTTATAGCTGATGAACCTACTGTTGCTAAGTTTATTGATGAGATGAGTTCTAAACAATCATATACTGAGTTTAATACTACAGTTAAGAAGTATCAGGGAGCTATGGTTATAGCTAAGAAAGAAAGTCCAGAACTGTATGAAGAAGCTAAGACTAAGTATGAATTAATTAAAGCAAATCACACAAGGAGCATAGCATAATGTACAACAAGATAACTTTAATAGGTAGACTAGGCAGAGATGCCGAAGCTATGGAATCAAAAGCAGGTAACAAGTACTGGAAGTTTAGTATTGCTACCAACGAATGGATCTCATCTAAAGGTGAGGAAGAAACAACCTGGCATAACATCACATGCTTTAATGATTATGTAGGTAAACAACTTGATGACAAAGGTAAAGCAGGTACTTTACTTTACATAGAAGGTAAGCAAACTTACAATACTTATACCAATAAAGATGGTCAAGAAGTTACTGCAGGTCAAGTCGTGATGGATAGGTTTGGATCTGTTTGTAAAATCATGGAACGTAGTCAACCTAAAGCTACAGGCAATGTTAAACCATCTGATAATGTAGATGAGTTTGATGATGACATGCCATTCTAGGAGACAAGATGAAAGTAAAAGCAAGACAAAGAGATGTGTATTATTTTATTAAACATTTCATTGCAGCATATAAAGCATCACCTACGTATAAGGAAATATGTAGGGGGTGTCGTATTAAAAGTAAGAGTCATGCCTATGGTTTGGTTAGTCATTTGATTGACGAAGGGTATATCGAGAAGAACAAAGATGTCAATCTCAATCGTCAGTTGAAGCTAACTAAGAAAAGGTATAGGATTATGATGTAA